TTCCATGATCCTAAGACGATCATCAACCTTTCGTATATCCCTTTCACAACCTACCTTTATCTCCTCTGCTCTACGATTTACTTCTCTATGAAGACTCTCCACCTTTTCAAACAAGACAGCATCAATTCTGTCCTGTTTATCTAGTTTCTCATCATGGACAGCAAGCATCTGTCCCATTTTTACTGAGTTATCCTGAAGCGTTTCTATGACACGTTCAAGTCTTTCTATTATCGCTTCATTAACTCGTGCCATCAGACATTACGTATTGCAAAATCCAGAGCAGACTGGAATGATGCAGCATCTTTGTTCAACATGAACTGGAACTGCTTCTTGTGCTCATCATTTTCTAGTCCTGCATATGCAGCAGCAATTCTCTTAGCAGAGAAGTTATCTAAATTCTGTGTTGACTTATCAGCGAATTCAATCTTAGCAAAGTTTGTTTCACCTTGTGGATTAAGTTCTGAAGTTGCTACATCAAGTGCAACCTGTACTACATCTTGTCCTTCATTAACCATTGTTTCACCTTCAAATTCTATAGAGTTATTAAGTTTACCAAGTTTCTTGGTCTGTGTTGATGCCTTCTTTTTAAAATCTGAAAGACGTGCTTTCATTAAGGTATCCATCTCTTTGGTCTTGTCTTGCATAGACCTTTTTGCTTCATCCTTTTTCTTATGAAGCTTCTTCTGAGCACGTAACTTTTTGCTCTGGGCAATTTGCTTTTGTGCTCTCTCAGTGTTGGAGGGAGCTGCTTCAGAAATTTGTTTTTCTTCTACTGTTTCCTTCATTTTCCTTTTAGATATACGAGACATCAAATCTTTAGCACCCGATGTACGACCATCAACTTGATCTTGGTTGCCTTTTTTGTAACGCCGATGCTGCCTTGGGTTAATCAACACAAAGGCTGGTGGTAATTGTAATGAACTTCCGTCTCCAGCTTTCATATCAAATTCAACTCCTTCAAGCAGTCTTGATTTACATCTTTATTTAGTGATAGAGGAAGTCTGTCAAGAAATAATAAGAATGCCTTCATCACTGGCCAATAGTTCTCCTCTATCTTATAGAAGAGCAAAGGCGTTGCAGCATCACCAAACACATTATATAAAAGTATAATATGATTAAGTATCAAATGCTTTTTAAGCTCCCCCGTAGTTTCAAACCTACGGAAGAGCCTTTTGATGTACTTGAACTTTTTTATATCCTCCTCAAAGTCACTGTAAGTGACTGATTGAGGATTATTATAATTTTTAATAGCAAAGATAGTCCAGTTCTCTGGAGTCAATTCATCAAATTTCATTTACATATTAAGTAACTGTAAGTGTTGCAGCATTAGATACTACTTCAGGAGCACCGCCTGTTGTGTTAACCTTAACTCTGTACTGATTACCATTGTCACCAGCTGCTGTTGCTGCTGTAGTATATGTTGCAGTAGTAGAGTTAGTTCCTGTAGTAGTGTTAGCAAATGTAGCACCGCCATCTGTACTGACCTGCCACTGATAGGTGAGTGAACCAGCACCAGTCTTGGTAGCAGCAACTGTGAATGCCTGTGTATTTGTTGCAGCAACAGATGCGTTAGCAGGTTGTGTACCAATAGTGATTGCACCTGCTGAATCTGATGCTATAGTATCATCTGCTTGTGTCTCGTCAGCATTAGCTTCTCCACCAGCAATGAAGACCATTTGCTCTGCTTTATAACGAGTGTTACCAGCACTATCATTATAAGTGAAATATGACCACCAACCAGGTGCATTCAATCCACGGTTCTTGTTCTGAGCAAGTTGTGCTTCAGTCTCATCAATATAAAGTATTGTTTTTGTTTGTGAATCTGTTGCCACGCCTATATCTGCTTTTGCTTTATTAGCGTTGCTGTCAGTTCTTCCGTATAAAGACATGGGATCTCCAACAAATTATGTTTTCTACATTTTATTTATAAAGCGACTTTCTTATCTTCATAGTACTTGACTGCTGCATCATAGTACGATCCCATATTATGATCAGCAACACCATCAAACTTGGTATCCTTCTCATCCTTGAGTTGAATCTTAGGATGTGTATGTACATATCCTGCCAACCAAGGTGGGGTTCCTGGTACTATATCATCTCCATGAACAAACCGAAGATGACAAAGATCCTTGATCCTCTTACGTAGTCTGCGTCCACCTGGTCTAGGTGATCCAGCAGTTACTAGGGCTACATTGGTATTGCCTGACTCCCATAATAAGTCTGCAATTAAAGTAGCGGTTGCTCCACCAAGAGAGTGACCTGCAATAACAAGTTTCCTCTCTGGATTCAATCCCTCGTATGCTACCACTAGTTGTGCTAGTGTCCTGTTGGCATTGTTCTTGAATCCTCTGTGACAATCATCACGTTTAATAAGAAATTTCAGATTGGTTATCCAGTCTGTAGTTTCATTCGTTCCTTCTACTGCAAGTATAGTATGACCTGCAACTTTTCTACTAACCAAGAAATCTTGATCATGTGGGTACACATCCCTACAGCACCTTAGTGCTTCAAGGACTGCTTCTTTTGGTAAATGTGACATAATTATTCTTTCACTCCAAGTGCTTTATCTGGTGTATCTGGATGCTTAGGCATGACAGTAACTGAAGTACCTTTCTTAAGCTTTACTTCCTTCTTACCTTTTAATTTAAGAGATTTATTCTCTTTGGCATCACTTTCCTGATTCTTATCACCGTAAGCTTCAGTAAATTCTTTGAAAGACTTCATTGTTTTAGTTTTATTTATGTCCAACGACTTACTGTTAACTCAATACTATTATCATCCATCTCCCACTCATCTTCAACTTCAAATCCCATCTCTTTAATAGTATTATGCACAGTCATCCTTGCATATTGCTGAGTTACTTTCTCAACAAATCTTTTTATTGGTACGTCTAGATCCCAAGCATCTAGTTCAGCAACTAGTTCGTACTCTCCTGTATTCTTATTCAGTTTGAATCCAATATCATTTTTTATAGAGACATCAGCATACCAATCAGCATGATCCTCTGCATGGTTTGGATTATTAATAGTTAACTGCTGACCTTCTTTAACATCATATCCTAGTAGGACTAATGCTTCTACAAGTTCAGGTTTATTTTTGATAGAAGTTTTAATTTTGGTGAAATGTGACATTCTGCTCTAAATCTATAGGTACTACTTGGAATTGGTCTGCTGTTGGTTCTCTAAAATAAACCTCACCCAATTTCTCTTCAATATTTCTCGTCAGATTTTCACAGGCATTACCATAAACACCTTCAACAGTCTCAATAACTGTACCATCCTGACGGATAGTAAATTTGATACTCTCCCGTCTTGGCATAACAACCTCCTTGAGCTTATACGCTAGTGTAGCACAGATTACTTCTTTTGTCTAGGCTTTGATCTTTTTGATTTAACTGTAATTCTATCTCTTTTCCTTAAAGGTGTTCCAGTTGGATCCCTTTTCAAATCACGCTTGATTTGCCGTAGCTTCTTCAAGTGATCACGAATTTCAAAATGTTCAATAATTTATTTTTTATAATAGGACATAATTTTAGAAGACTTCTTCTTAGCTTTCTCCTTCCACTCTTCTGACTTAACTTCTACTTCTTCCTTCTTCGTTGCACAAGCACCTTCATGTACTGGCTTACCACACTTAGAACAACACTCAGTACCTTCCTTAGCAACTAGAGTAGTATCTCTAATAGCAGCACCATGTGTCTGCTTATCACCAGAAGAAAGATCACCTTGTCCAATAGTCATGGAACCCTTGAGAGCAACAGCAGGTCCACCATCATTAGCACTGTCATGTGTCTTGGTATTCTTTTCAGTCTTATCCTTTACACCCAATTCTGGTATTACAGGAATAGTTGTAGACTTATCAGTCTCTATAGCAGGAAGACTACCAATAGCAGTAACAAATGCTGCTCCATCTCCTCCACCTTGCTTCTGTCCAGTAGGAATCTCTTCTTCCTTTACAGTTTCACCTTTATAACTGCCTTGGAATGTGTCACCATCCATCCAGTTCTCATACATCTTCATCAAATTTTGTGAATACTCATCGTTTGCTGTGACGGTATTAACGGCTCTCTGCTTTTCCATTTTAAATAATAGACAGTCTTCTAGGATCTATTTATATCTCTAATATCCTTTACCCACGCACGAAACATCTCACCATCCTCAGTGACACAGATAACATAGTTCACACCTGCTCTATGAATCTTACCTTTCTGTCCTGTAATAGCATTCATTACATAGTCACCCTCAACAAACACTTCCTTCTTACGGTAGTGCTGTCTTAATGCTTGTTCACGTAACTTCTTAAAGTCCTTCATAATAATGCCATAAATGCTAATATCTGTACGTCATTTAATTTATTGGATTTAGGAAGACCCTTCTTAAACTCAGTAATGTCACCAGATCTTGCCCAATTTCTCATCTTTGTACCTGATATAGAGAATGTTTTACCATCTGGATCACGACTACCAGTAGATTTAATCTCAAAATGTTTCATACTAAAGTCTACACTCTTATGGTTAGGATTGCAACCATTATAATTGTGTAGATACTGCATAGCATTAACCCTATCAGATCCTACCATATAAACACACTCATCATAGTCATGAGCAATATCACTTGATGCTGTCATACAATATCTTACACACTTTTGTGGGTCAGAAGGGTTAATAGCAAGGATTTTCTTAGCATGTTGAGGAAGTAACAACTTCATCCACGCCAACTTATCTCCTTGACTAAGAGGATTCTCTTTTGGTTCTTGTTTATGAGAGATAAAGATACGATAATCACAACCAGCTGATTGAGCAGCACTTTGAACGGCATTAAAACTATTCTCATGACCCCAAGTAACAGGTTGGAATCTGCCATAGGTAATAAAAATTTTCTGACACTTTAACGCCATTGTTTCTGTAGGGTAAAGTTATTATAGGCAAACTCAAGACGATTAACAAACTTTATCATGTCTCCATCCTTATGTAGAACATAACCTTCTGGACCAGTAACCTTGTATCCTTTCTCAGTCTGAACATAAGTCCTAAAACTTTCCAGATGATCTAACTTATCAATCACAAACTGCTTGATCTCTTGAAGTTCCTTGTATAAATCAAGCATTGCTTTGAACTTAGGTTTATTGTCCTCCAAATAATTTAAACTAGAATGAACTAAAGAAGCCTTTGCTACCTTAGTATTAGTAGTTTTAAGTTTTGCAAGCATTGCTTTAGTCTTATCATAATAAAAATTATAAAGACCTTCAAATGCTGTGTCTACATTAGCAATGTTACGGCGTTCTCTGATCTCAGCATTAAAAAACTGCTTCAAATAAGAAGACACATGCCACTTATCATCTCCTGTAGTACCAGAAAACTTAACTAATTCATCAAGAAAATCCCCACAAGTACCACACTTCTTTTCAATAGATGATACATGAGTATCAAAGGTTCTTTCTTCAGCATGATTCAATCCAACCTTATCCATTGGAGTATCATTGTCTACAATGAATACATTAGGATCATTATTAAATCTAACACCACCAGTACCTGCTCTAGCAGACATATTTTCTAGTAATTCTGATTGTCCAACATCTCTAGTATCCTGACCTCTATAATGTGTATGGAATACTATGCCAATCTTCGCTGCCTTTGCTCTCTTACCTATCTCATGGTCTATAGGTACACCATAGGTAATAGTATTAGGTCTAAAAGTATATAATCTTTCTCCATGAACTGTCTCAGTTTTCAAATCTCCTGAAGTAAAGAGAAGATCACCCTGTATTACACCATTAATACCAAGACCTTTAAAGTATTGCAAAGCAAGTTTTAATTTTGTTGCAAGATCTGCTCTATCTCCATACCATCTATCAATCTGATCTGGAGAATAACATAACTTAGGATCCTTATTAAAGACTGCTTTAGTACCAACAAAGAACAAACCATTTTTAGGATCCTTACCACAAACTACAGAAGGTGCTCCATCCCATTTAGTCTGCATGAAACCTGTACTGTTATCACAAC